CTGGAAGTTGGGATCATCCTGATCCGGCAGATACAAACAAACCGGTATACCCATTGAATCATGTACAACGAACACAATCAGGTCATGTCATTGAGTACGATGATTCACCTGGTGCCGAGAGAATTGCATACAGTCATAAAAGCGGTACCTACCATGAGATTCAGGCAAGAAGGCGAGGAGAAAAAGAGTTCGGTGATGCCGCAACAGTGATCAATGGCGATAATTACACTGTCATCGTGAATAATAATAATGTTTATGTCAAGGGCGACATGAATCTCACTGTTAATGGTAGTATGAAGGTTCATGTCAAGGAAGATTATCACCTACATGTTGATGGTGATTACCATGAAAATATCAAAGGCAATAATCTAAAATATGTCAAGGGTAATATAAATCAGACCATCGATATGGATGTGACTGAAATTATCAAGGGGAGTAAAGATGAATCGATTCAGGGTGATCTTACAGAGAAGTATGATGGCTCAAAGGTGGAAAATGTGGGTGGAAGTGTGGAAGAAACATATGTTGGTGGTCAAACAACCAATGGTGGACCAAGTGTTAAGGTGACTGCCGTTAGAATTGATCTGAACTAATGCATAATTTTGAAATATTACTGAATGGTGAATTGAAGACATACCATAAGTATGATGAAATACCAGAGTCTTTTGATAATGTGATATCTTTTCGCCCACACATGCCGCCACCACCTCATACCGAGGAAGAACATGAAGAGATTCATGGATGGGAAGAAAAATTTAAACAGTTACTCAGTAGGGAGACAAAATAATGGCATTGACAATCGCACATCCCTGGACTGCATCTGCACCCACGATTCTACCTGCCATTCAGAGGCCGAATTATGATTTCAGTGATACGATAAATGTCACGGCAGATCCAGCCGCATTCCCAAAAGATTTGATCTCCAGTATCACCGTGACCCGAGCAATTGCAGGACAGACCTTGGATGATGATGGTAATACTACAAGTGAGCAGAGGGTTATTCTTCTACCCACCGTTACAATCACCTATGGAACATCACACACCGATAGTACGAATACCGGATATGAAGATGCAACGATCACATTCTCGGGAAAATACGGTGATCCATTCCTTGATACATTCAAACTTGTAGATGTCGGGAAAGGTTTCTTTGAACGAAGAGGTGGTAATACTGGTCTTAGTTCTCTGGATAAGTATAATAATGAATTATACGAAAGATTCAGAGGACAGTCTACATTCCAAGAAAATGCACATATTGTTCGTGGATTCGATCAACTGCCAGATGTCGACAAAGAAGATTTGTTCTCCCTTGAGCAGGATATGACAAGCAAGATTGTCGTGACACATACCGTGACGATTAATTATGATAAGTGGACTGCCACAAATACAATTTCTACCACACCTGCTGAGATAAATCAGACCGAGATAATCACAATCACTCACGATATCAATAATAATTTTGGTGCAATAAGTACATTGCTCAGACAAAGACATAAACAATCATAATGCCAGCAGTCACACGAATAGGAGATGCAGATGTCACTCATTGCTCTACTCCAGTAAGGGCACAGGGTTCAGGTAATGTGTTCGTCAATGGTATTGCAGTATCTAGGCAAGGAGATCTTAATACAGTTCACCTACTACCTGGTTCTCCTTGTCCCTCTCATGCAGCACCTATCACGACGGGTTCGGGTAGAGTATTCGTGAACGGTAAGGGTTGTGGTTACGTGGGTGCTGGGGTTTCAGGATGTACCGCCGTGGCGCAGGGTTCAAGTAATGTCTTTTGTGGTGTGTAATATCTGAATTCTGCTAATCTGTATAAATAGTATTCATGTCCAATAGGATTTCAAATTACAACGGTAAAATAAATCAATCGGGATACAGACCCTCAATCACTGTTCCTGAATTATATGCCGATCTAAATCTTGGTTTTCGACTTCTGGAGGGCACAAAAGATATTCGTCCCGTCACGGACATTGAGGCAATCAAGAATTCTATTCGGCACCTTATTCTCACCGGACGTGGTGAGAGACCCTTTCATCCAGAACTTGGTTCTGGTGTTACAGATCTTCTCTTTGAGAATGTCGATGGTTTTACTGCAGCCGTACTACGAGATGAAATCATCGATGTGGTTCGACTGCATGAGAAAAGAGTCGATAATGTAGATGCAGAAATTTATGATGATGCAGATCGTAATGCATTCTATGTTACGATTCGATTTAGTATTAGACAAACAGATATTCCAACAGAGGTGTCTTTCTACCTTGACCGCATACGCTAATGAAACAATTAAATGTAACTGAACTTGATTTCGATCAAATCGCAACGAATCTAAAGGCCTATTTCAAGAGGGCAGATTCTCCATTTAAGGATTGGGATTTTAATGGTTCTGGTCTCAGCCTCCTGATCGATGTTCTTGCCTATAATACACATTACAATGCAATGCTTGCACACATTGCAGTCAATGAAAGTTTCCTTGGTTCTGCACAATTGAGAAAAAATGTTGTCGCCCGTGCAAAGACTCTTGGGTACCTGCCATATAGTAATTCTGCTGCATCATCTATCATATGGCTTGCTGATGCTGGTGATATCTCTTCTCTCACGGAAGTTCCAAGTGGTACAAATTTCACCGCCACAATTGGTGGTGTATCATATAATTACACAACCTTTGGTGCCACGACCAGAGATTTTAGTGTCGTGGCAAATCGATATCTGACGATCTATCAAGGTTCTCGCAAGACGGTTCAATTTCAATTTGATGACAAGGTCCCGAATCCAAGATTTGAACTCCCAGATGCAAATATTGATATCAAGGCAAATCTGATGACTGTCTCAACGAAGGCCGTGGGTTCTTCTTCCGTGACATCGTATACAAGATTCACTGAATTGGCAGACATTGATTCTACCACACCTGTTTACTTTATCTCTGAAAATCCAAATGGTCTATACCAGATCGAATTTGGTGATGGTACTCTGGGTTCTGCACCCACGAATCGTGATATCATCACCGTGACCTATCTGGTTACTGATGGTAAAGATGGTAATGGTGCGGCATCTTTTGATTTGTCATCTACTCTCACAGATGCATCTGGTAATTCACTGGATATCTCTGTGCAGAATGACGCAGATACTGATCTCACAGATCAGCAGAGAGCAGATCGTGAAGATCCAATAGGGGTTCGTGGTATTCCTACGATCTCCACGGGTGGCACAAATCGTGAGACCATCGAGCAGATTCGATTTAATGCACCACTGAATTATCAGGCACAAGATCGTGCTGTTACGGCAAATGATTATAAGGCTCTCGTTCTTGCCAACAGTGGTGCAAAATATGTTTCTGTCTGGGGAGGAGAAGATGAAGCCCAGTACGATCCTGAAATTCACAAGGGTAATGTATACATCTGTGCAAAGACCGAAGATACTCCAGGTTATCTAAGTGAATCAGATAAAGAAGCCCTAAGAGACGTACTGGATAGTAAAGGTGTGTTGACAATTCAACATGAATTTGTGAATCACCTGACGATCAATCTTTACTATGATATCTTCGTGAAGTATGATCCAAATCTGACATCAGCTTCCACGAATTCATTGGAAAGTGATATTCGTACGACGATTCAGAATTTTGCAGATGCCAATCTACAAGATTTCTTCTCGGTCCTTCGTCATTCAAAATTCCTCAAGACGATTGATGATTCAAATCAGGCATTCATGCATACTGTTGCTCGACTCAAGGGTTATTTCACATACGATTATGATGTGAATGATCTGCAAGATTATAATATTCAATTGTCTGGTCTGGTAGGAGATCTTGATCTTGCTTCAAATCAGCCTATCCGAAATCTCATAAGAATAGCGGCATCTCGGGGTAATACCAATGTAACATCACTCAATCAGGCACCTAATTACCAAAGGGTTCATGTGATAGATCTTGGTATGCCGCTTGATAGAAATTTTGATGTAAAATCTAGTACCACATTTTCAATTGCAACATTGGGTCCGAACGCTGACGGTGAAGATGGTTGGAGAAAAAATTGTTTTATCCGTTCAGCAAGAAATGGTGAGATCAGTGGGGCTTTTGATGGTACTAGATACCGTCAGTTATATGTTGTAACTAGTGATGATGATGTAATAACAGCAGATCTGGGTTCTATAGACTTACAAGAGCATAAAATTGCAGTAGATGAACCCTTTCCTGTTCGACCAGTTGGTATTGTGGATTATGATACTGGTATTGTGATTCTTTATGATCGTTCAGATAGTAATGGTGCAATCGCTAAGAATTATGGTAAAACCGAATTGACTGCAATTGATGGAAATGGTGATGAACAGACCTCAGATTACCCAACAGAACCACTTGAATTCAGATTTAAACCAGCCTCAGATAATGTGGTTGCCCGTCGCAGATCGATTATAGATATCGATGTCACGAAATCAACAGTTACAGTAGAAAAAGATGCGATCAAATACCTAGGTTCGGTCGGAGCTTCGAGTTTTGATACAGTAGAAAGAGTAGATCCAGATTTTGACCTATGAGTGAATCAGTAGCCAAGGCAAGAAAAGGTGGGTATGAGGCAACAAATGTCAATTCCCTGATCCCGAGATATGTTATCTCACCGGAATTGAGAGATAGCGCTCAGGGATTGATTAAATTCCTTGAGGAATATTATTCTTACCTCCACGAAGAGGGTAATGCCCTGTATGAACTTGATCGTCTGGAGAAGCAATTTGATGTCGACGAGACAGATGACAAATATCTTACTGCGATTCAGAATGAAATTGCCTCGATCATCCCAGAAGTGCCTGGAATCGAAAAGAAGGTTCTGTACAAGAGAATCGTTCAGTTCTATAGAGCCAAAGGAACCAAGGATGCCGTTGCAACATTCTTTCGTATCTTCTTTCCCGATAATAGTGCACCGGATTATCCGCTACTGAAATATCGATACGATCTTGGTGGCAATATTATTCCCCATGAGTATGAAATTATTCATGGTGAGACATTACCTCGGGAATGGAGAGCATTGTACAAGGCGCTTTCTCACCCAGCGGGTATGAAGATGATTGCGATCCTTGAACTTCTGTGCCAGAATTCTACACATGCCATTGAAAGAGGCATTGATGATCTGGATTCTGAGTATGATGGTGATCTTTCTGATCCTGATTCTCCAAATTTTATTCGGTATGATTCTCATGTCGCAATCGTCCAGTTCATACAAAAATATTTGGCCATTGCAAAATATCCTGGTAGAAGTTGGGTGAATACCTTTGATGGTTCTACACCACAGATTCACCTGAATCCAGAAGATAAAGATCTACAGATTCATCTTCCCCTGACGGAAGAATACCATGATGCCATTGGTACCTTTGATATCCGTAATATGGAGTATGATTCAGATGAATACTTCAATGATGACTGGAATCGTATCATTGGTCTTGGTCCATATCTTGATACTGCAATTCGTATGCAGGATCAATCGGGAAATGAACTGCATGGTATTCTACGGGAACCAAGGAACTCAGCGGGTGATGTTGCCTCTGATGACGCACCCCTGAGTTTTGAAACAGATGGTACCTTTGTCTTCAATGGTACGAATAGTGGAGGAGAATATATTTTGCTCCCACTTGGTCTGGATGATTCTGATCTCAGTGATGGTAATTTCTATACATATGCCGATGATGTTCTGGATGCGGCATATGCAGTATATGGCAGTAAGACAATCTTTAAGGATACAGATGATTGGTCAATTGCATTCTGGTACAAGGGTGTAGAAGCCACGGCAGATGCACCGGATCATAATCCACCATCGGTGCCGGATTCAGATCGAACAGATTTCTCACCACTTGTGTCTGCAACAATGTATAGTGAGACAACGGCACCCACGAATGGTTATCAGTTTGGTTTGTTTGGTCAGTATAATTCCATGATCGGTATCAATGATGATGGTGCTGGTGGTAAATTGACTTGGGTGTATAACAAGGGAACAACACATCCTCAGGTAATGTCAAGCACAACGATCAATGATAACAAATGGCATCATTGTGTGGTTGTGAATACCGGTGGTTCTGGTAAGGGATCCATTGACATGTATGTGGATGGTGTCAAAGAGGTAAGTGCATTTGAACATGATCAAAGTACCTCGAATCCATATACCACGAATTCATACTTCATTGCAAATTCCTTGATGCGTGGTGATCTTTCCTTTGATTCTGATGGTAGTGGTAATACAAATCGAATTCCGGCAGATGATCCAGAATACTCTCAGGGTTCATTGTTAGATTATCGAGTCTACTCTCGTGCCCTCACTTCTCATGAGGTGAATAATATCATTGCACTACATAGTAATCATGCCGTGGAGACATCATTGATCCTGACCTCAACTTCTACAGAAGACAATATCTTCAATGAAAGATTTTCACTGCGTGGAAGAAATGTTGTGGACTGGAATGATCAACGGCAGCGTTTCTTCCAGCAATATGGATTCTCTGCACCATTTCCAAATGTTCCACATGAACCATATAGTTCAAGGCAAAGATCATATTCTGTCCGAAAAGCATATAATAGTACTCTGAAATACAAGGATAGCACACCCATCTCTGTATACAAAAACACACCCATTAGTGTGGTCGATGGATTTCATCATGGTCTTCATGAATTCATTGACGATCTAGGTGGAGGTAAGTACTTGGGTGGAAATGAGTTTCAGCAGATCAATGTGGGTACGAATATTGTTCGTAAGATCAGTGGACAATATATTCCATTCACACTTGGTCTGGACTCTGATTCTGACATATACAATATCACATTTACTGATTCAGATTCATTCAGTGACTATAATATTCCAGCAACAAGATTGGCTGCAATTGCCGGTGAAGCCGGTCAGGTGACCTTGGAGATTGATGAAGATAATAAACTTCCTGATATCAAACGTATTGAGGGTTATGGTATTGATATTGCTGAAAGAACAGAGGTAAAAGATGATGGAGCTGGTGGTAATAATCCAGTAGCTTTTGAATTGCCATTTAGTTGGAATAATCTTACTCTACTTGAATCATTCTTTGATTACACTGATTATGGTAGAATCGATTTTGATCTTGTGATTGATGCCACCTGGGCAAAATATACTGGTGAAGAAAATGACGGTCTACTTCAGACGAATATTGAGAATTGGTTCGTGAAGGTCAATGGTGTGATTCTAAACAACACCAGTTATAGAACTGCAGATGATACTAGAGTCACATACAGATTTACCTGGTTGAATCCACGTTTCTTTGAAAATCCTGGTGATGCAATACCAACGGATAGATACTGTAACCTCAGAGAGGCCGATGCCGCCGTCTTTGGTGGAGATGGAGAAGTAGCATACAGTCGTAATCCAATCATTGGTTCTCAGGCATTTTTCTCTGATGATGCTGAAGATACCTCATTCAAATTGGTACTGATCGATAGAAATGATGCGACAAATCAGATTGGATGGCCAAGTATTTCTAAGATAGCTACGAATGAAGATTTCTCGGTAAATCTCAGAGTTGACTATCAATATAAAGATACACTTAATAATGTAATTGATCGTTACTTCGGGCGTAAGAAGGCAGATATCCATGATATTTCCGATGGTGAAGCACCATTGGTTAAAAAGATCACTGCAGCATATGGTACTGAGGTCATGGATATTATCAGTCATGTATCTAATACTAATGATTCTCGGGTCGATACAGATTATCAGGTGGGTACAAGAACACAAATTCAGATCGCCAAAGATCTTGTACTCTTTGATGAAACAGATAGTGTCACGAAGCAATATCTTCGGGAAGAAGATGGTATCACTGGATTGGACCCAGATGAGTTGGCTGTGGCACAAGTGATGGATGGTGATCAGGAGATATTCACACCAGCACAAAGAAATAAAGTTATCTGGGGAGCCCACACATACCAAAATAACCTATCAAATGCACAGGCGGGTTCTTACATGGACATGCCATGGCAGGACATGGCGAACTATCTTGGTTTCAAGATTGAATTCGATGCCAATGCCCTTAAAGAAGGATTTGACTTCGAGCTTCATTTTGCCGGTATCTGGGGAGAATACTGGCAGAAGAATGAAGATGACGATGGTACTGCTCGTATGTGGGTCAATCATGTCCGAGGTGAAGATGAGTATGCTGTAGATGGAATACCAAACCTACAGAATTATAATCACACACCAATCACAAATTCACACCACACAGACTGTTGGCCTTTCTCTTATAAGATGAAAGAATTCGGTAGTTCATTACCAGAAGGTGAACGTGATGGTGCAAATTATAGGATGGTGAAGCGTAATGATGGTATGGACCTCTTTATCGTAGGTAAGATTCACCAATTCTGGAGAGATGGTGCCCACCCACATCTTATGATGCCTGGTCTTTCTATTGCACCCAAAGATCAGACACTTGAGGTCTGGAAATTCAAGAACTATAACCCAAGGCAATTGACATTGAATCTTCAATGTCCTGATGATCGTGTCTATCTCGGTGCTGGTTCAAGGGAACCTTTCTTGGGTGTGCTCAGAGAAACACCGATCTCAAATAATAAGATTGGTTCTGAGTATGGTACCCTGAGTTCTCTTGCGAAATGTGATGCTCGAACAAAAGACAGATCCGGTTTCTATCCCGAGCGTGGACCGAATACTGAGTATGGTCAAAACCTCACTCAGGTATACCATGATCTTGATCTGTACGGGTACACAACGGGTGCTCTGAATTATTCCCATACCAAGGGTAGAATTTCAGAACTGCCTTCGGTTGGGCCATGGACAACCGATAACCCATGGAGTGGTTCTGCAATTGGGAATCAGGTTCTACCCGGTAGAGGACTTTCAATCGATTCAAGGTATATTGACAATTCTGCTCGATCATCCGGGGCAAATACAGCAGACCTTGAAACATTTTATAGCTCTTTACAGAATATATGGATTGCTTCACAACAAATTGTTACAAATAATAATATTACGACGTCGTATCAAGAAGATACGATCAATGATAGGATTATTGGTGCAGCACATATCCTGAATGTCATACAGGGGGTAGATTCAAATCTTACATGGCCCACAGATGTAACACAAATCCAATATGGATGGAGTGGTTCTGGTGATGCAAAAGAAAATCCGTATGATCTTACTCTTTATAAGCATGGCGCAGATCCACAGAATTATTTCACCAATATAGACGGCGGCGGCGAGAGCCGATTGAGCGAAGATAAAAACGTCTCTCGTAAAAGAACTCTGGAATCCGGGAATGGTATTCCATTGAGTGAATGGTACCGACAGTATAAGGTCACACCAGCACATTTCCATGTCAGTAGAATTCAGGGTGTCGATCAGAAACTTCAGGTAGGTAATGCACCGGCAGGTGCTAGTCAGGTATACCGTCTGGTAAAAGCTAAGGTTATCGCACAATTGATTCACGATGACGACGACACCGTTAGTACCTATGTTTACCGTGGTAGAATCTTCTATAACGCAGGCGTAGTAAAATTGCTGCGGCATATCAAAACGGGTGAAGAAATACCAACACCAACCGGAATATATTTTGAAAATGGTAAATATCCTGAACTTGATTTTCTTCAGGCAGAGAATCAGATTAATGAGATCTTTGGTGGTAACGATAGTATTCAATTGGGTTCTGAACAAATCGCAAGATTGGATACAGTCATCATGGTATATATTCCGGGGCCTGGGCCCATGGCGATAAATTCTTCTGGATTTACAGAAGTAAGTACGAACAATAATACCTTCGACTCATTGCCGCTTATTCTGGACGCTGATGAAGCCGATCCCAATATCCTAGTAAGACCACATGAGACATTCCTTGAAATCGGAAGTTTACTTCAGGGATTTGAGAATAATGGTGTAAAAGATAGTCTTACAGATACCGCTGATTGTACACACGCAAATCTTTACTGTCGATGGCACCTGAAATACAAGAATAATTCTGCTGAAGAGGGTATCTTTTTTCAGATCCCTTGGAATATGACCAAGGGTAATACCTCATTCTCAAATTACCTCTTGCAGATTGAGAACCAGAAATATGATGGGAATACGGTAAACAGAAGTGGTAATAAAACAATTGATACTGCCAGAAACTATTTCTCTGAATTCGTGGGGAATAAACAAAATACACCGGGTGGTGCACCCGATAATATTCCAGCATCATTACTTGTCCGTGAGATGTTCCGACTCAAGGGTGAGAATAGATCTGATGTTAAGGAGAATAATATTGATGGTTTCACGGCAGATACAGAATCCCTGGGTTATTATTACCCATCATCAAAGGCTGCTCTACGTTACCTGAATGATAAAAATACTGATAATCTGGATCATCGCACCGATAAAGATACCGTAATATCTGATACACTTGATCTATTCAAATTGAGTGATCGTATGCCACGAATGACCGGAACTGTTAATGGTGCACCGGCTAATCAAAGTCAACCAGAACTGATCTCATTTGTGGATTATGCACCTATCAATAACTATGAGACGACACTGGATAAATTTCAGAGGAACAGTGATCCCGAGGCTATTCTTGCTAACATGAAATTTTATCGAAGGGGTACTGATGAAGTTAATAACTGGAGAGGACTAAAATCGAATACACAATTAGACAATGGTACTCCAACAAGTGAAGGATTTTTCTCGGTTATTCCAGTCGGTACAGAAACATATATAAGAGGTACCGGCAGACCACGTATATTAAATTATGAGGCACCCACGAGGTCGAACAATTATGTAATGACGATAGAATTACAAAGTCCCGGGGATAATAGCCGTGTGATCATTACAGATGAAAGACCGGGCACACCACCCGGTGAAAGAACGGTTGTTGCAGACTGCTTTATTCGCGGAGGCTATACAGCCACATTTAAGGTTCCTGTGATACAAGATCCAGATCCAGACGATCAGGGAGAAATCGAAGTTGTTGGTGGTGGTGTGGTTAATCACTATAATCCGGCAACTGCCGGTAATACGAAAAGAGGTTATGATGCACTGATACCCAATGGTATCGTTCCACCAAACCACAATAAATTTCTGGGTCTACCACATATCTTAAATCAACCAGATCCAACAAATCTTATTTTATCTACTCAGTAGTCACAGTATAAATAATAGAAATTCAACAGCAGTTAACTACTATGGCAATTATCACAGACGATTTTAGAAGAACAAGTGCAGAACTCTTTCATAATGATCTGAAGGCAGATTCAGCTTCTGTCACGACGGCATATGAATATTATGTTGGTATCGGTAAATCAGACCCATACTATGATGATGAAAATGAGAGTGAAGATAATGCTGCATTTGATGGTGTCGCAAATCCAAGAGCAGGCAAGATATACCAGAAAGAGGTCCTGGAAAATCTATCTACCGTCATTAAGGTCGTAGAGGGTGCCAGTGCAGAATCATATCGTGTGATTCCTCGGTATAATTTTGTCCCTGTCACTACAGAGGCTCGAAAGTATAAGGTCTACGATCCAAATGATGAAGCATGTTTTGAGGCTGGTGGTGGTTTTCAACCATGTATCGTGATGAATGCCAAGAGACAGCTCTACATCTGCATTCGTAATTCAGATGATTCGGGTACCGTCAGTACAATGACACAGGCCGAGATCGATGATATGGAACAGGGTGTGACTGCTGGTGGTAGATTCTCAAGCCTTACCGATTCTGATGGTGATTCTAATTACGAAGAAGCCGATGGTATCTTGAACCCCAATGATGGTAATTATCTCTTTGCCTATGTCTGTCAGATTAGTAATACCAGTGGATTCTACACACCAAATTATGTTGCTGTAACGAACACCGATTACTCATCACTTGATTCTGATGAAAATAATCCGGTAGATGCCACCGGTGGTCTCTTCTACGGGTTCTCAATCGAAAGTGGTGGTTCTGGGTATGGTCAGGGTTCTGATTCTGATGCCTACCCTCATGTGATCGTCACGGGCAGAAGAACTGATGGAAGTACATTCAAGTGGGATTCAAATACAACATCTGGTGATTTCATTGATATCTATGTCAATTCTTCTGGTGTGATTGATTATATCGGCATCGATAAGAATGCTGTTCTTGATCGTGGTTCTTTGTCTGATGAGAGAGATTCTTTCCTGGATATTGTTTATGCCACGGTTCATGTGTTTGATGAAGACGGAGCTTCTGGTTCCGGTGCTATTGTGAAGCCAATGATTGCACCACTAGAGGGTTTTGGTGGTGATAACCTGAAACTTCTTCCTTCTTACTTTGTTGGTATCAAGGCTCAATTTCAAGAAACAATGGAGGGTGATGCCATTATCAATACAATCACAAATCCATATACATTCCGACAGGTTTCATTGATTCGAGGTTGGAAGGCTGGATCTGATGGTATTACATTGGCAGCCGGAGAGTCTAATACATCTGCAGATTGTCATAGATTCTTGGTCAGGGTTAGTGGTAACACACCCGAGACTGGTGATATCATCTGGCAGAACCTTTCAGGTTTATCTTCCAGTAGTGCGAATGCCTTGGATAATGGTGATCCTGTTGCGATTGTTGATTACTATGATTCAACAACCGGCCGGGTATATTATCACCAGAATGCAAATGATTTTGCCGTGAATCCAAATTATACAATGAGAGAATTTCATGCAACAACTGCATTCTATATCAAGAACGCTGCAGATGATACTAGTGATTCTGTGACACCAAATGCCATTGGTACCGGTGAATATTATCCATATGTTCAATCCAATGTCCTGACTGCTGGTAGAAATACTAGAATTGTTCAGAATGCAACTGTCCCCTACAGCAGTGGTGTCTTTACATCATTCCCAACATCGAGTCCCGCCAATACATCCACATATTCATATCCCGTGATTCAGAATGGTGACGTGATCTTTGTGGAGAATCGAGCTGCAGTGACACGTTCGACAGGTCAGACTGAAGAGATTCGTATTGTCATTCAATTCTAATCATGGCTATTGCTCATGCAAAAGACTTCTACACCATTGATGATAACGGTATAAGAAGTTACGATACGGTTGATGAATTTGCTCTCAAGGCAAATGCTACAATCAACCAGATCGATAAATTAGCATACTTCAAATACACACTGGATAATAAGTTAATGGTGCCGAATGGTGAGGATATCACATTCGATGGTGCACTAATCGTTAATGGTGGTAATCTCTATTCTGATAGAGCCTCTGCGCAGAAGATCAAGGGAATTCCTATCGATGTTGATGGCATTGAACACAATGATGTCCTGACATATGATGCTCAAAGACAGGTCTTTGCTCCAACTCGAGGTCTTGCGAGATATTATGGACCGTATGCTGGCAAAAAGGTTGGAAACGTATACACATTGAACTTCTACCATACAAGTGATGTGATGGTTCAGGTCTTTGGTTACGTCAGGGCAAAGACCAATGAAGATCAGACATTTCAACTCAGGTATGGTAACGGTACATCAAATAACCTAGACGAAAATGGATTATTGGTAACAAAGGATGTGATTGATAGAAATATAATTCACCAAAAGGATAATGCATCACAGCGGTATACATATATTCGACCTGCCGTGATGGCTGGTATGATAATAGCATCCAAGGGTACCAAACAATTAGAATTTGAGATACCCCAGTCCGTAGATGAAGAAAGATTTGGGATACACTTTCTGCTATATTGTTCCGGTGATATTAGTGGACCATCTGTGGTGGAACCCATTCCAGTAAATCAATTGGAAGCTGGTACTGGTGATGCTGATACATATGCAAAAGTCAGACTTTCGAGACTAGATGAAATCGAAAACCTAAAGGATTAATATGCCGATTGTTGATTCAATAGATTTCAGTCAATTTAATGATGGCCAGGGATCATATGGTCAACCAACTGGTCTGGCATATTCTGATTCACTTAATACGTGGAGAAAAAAGACGAATGGTATCATCAATTATGTCGATGGTCTTATTCCCTTCATTGATTTTGTAGGACCCAATGGTGGCCTTCGGATTCTCACTCAAGATGAAGGTGATCGAAAAGCAGGTAGCCTTGTCTTTACTGGAAACGTCACAATAAATGGTTCTCTTCTCTTTCGTGACATATCTGCAAATACAATTCAGGGAATCCCAATCGGTGAGGGTACTGAGGAATCACCGGCACATGACAGTGTTCTGATCTATAATAAAAATCAGAATCAATTTGATATCGCATTAAAACCACAATCATTTCAGGGACCATTCATTGATCTTGGCACGACATTTGATGCCACTGGTAATGATTCAAGTGAATTTGATAATGAAGATAGTCAGTCTGATAGAACTGCAGTTCAGGAGATCTATATCCGTAATAATGGACGAAGAGACGACGATATCATTATCTTTGCAGAGGGACCATATTATGGAGAAAATGGAATCATCTCTCTTTGTGTCACACCTAATTATAGAATACCTGGCATAAATGGTGAGAATCAGGATGAAAATGATGGTACGATCTACTATAAATCATCACTCCATGTGCTGCAAAATACCCGTGTTCAGGGATGGAATGATCGAGGTCATTATGGTAATTTTCAGCTTGTGGGTAGAGTCTCAGTTCCACCTGGTGTGAGCGAGATTTCCGTGAGGATCATATCATACTCTGAAAATTGGAATCCAGCAGAAACCGGTACACCTTGGACTGAGGATGCAAATCATTATTTCATGGGAGATAATCCCGTGAGATTCATGCTGTATTCTTCTGATGATATTGAACAGATAGCAAGACCAGAATAATATGTCACAGAAATTTGATAGCATTAAAGATAAGGGAGTTACGACATTTGATAGCTTCTCATCTTTTGCACAGAAATTCAATGGTATCATCGATGAGGTTCGCCATACAAATGAATTCATGCAGAATGGGTATGATCGTGGTGGTATTCAGATTGATTCCAAGGGTAATCTTCGTATCACTGATCGTGATGTCTATATCGATGGATCATTGAATCATTCATCTTTCAATATCACTCAACTTCTTCGGCAGGATATTGACCTAACTGATCTTGCTGATAATGGTATTTTGGTATATAATGATGATTCAGACGAATGGCAGATCCAGGAAAAGCCTGCTTTGGTTCAGAAAATCGGGGATGATGGCGGTATGATTTACCGGGGATTCCCTCTGTCAATTGACCTTGATGGTGATTTTGATGCATATACCGGTCAGGCAAGAATCAGAATCAATTCAGAACACACAGATGATCTGAATGTCAAATTGTTCTTGTACTATAATGTTGTGGCGGCAGATGGTGATCCAATCGTGACTCTGAGTTACAGAAGAGCAGATGATGCTACCAGAACATATAGTGTCATTCATCAACAAAGAGGCACGGTCGATAATCCTGGTTCAGCAGATTTTGGTTTCATTGGTGGGCAGATGATGATGGAAGAAATCACAGTTGCAACCACTGATGATGATGCTGATCAGAGAAATGAGCTAAAGATCGATAGAAATACAGGTGCATTCTTGAATTATGACGATAACTTCAAGATGAAACTCATTCTGGTATCACCAAAACCAATTTCTATCGATAAACCCGGAGAAATTAAACCATCATAAATAGGAACAATGGCTAATTACGAAGACATATATATTGACCAGGGTGCAGCCTTTACGGCTGAGATTACAGTAAAAAAAGATGGTCAGAATTTTGATCTATCAGCCTATAACTATTCTGGTCAGATTCGTAAGACCGTAAATTCAGATGCTGTAACAACATCATTTACGATTGTTCAAAATTCAGATCCCGATCGTACAAATGTCCTTGATATTTCACTCACACATGCACAGACATCTCTCTTGACCGCAGCAAGATATGTGTATGATATTGAGGCAACAGAATCTGATTCTGATGGTGCCGATTCAGATTCACTTGATATTTTCCGATTGATTCAGGGAACGATTCATGTATCAAAGAATGTAACAAGATAATATGGCAAAATACTTACATCAAATTACAGAATTAAGTGAGGTTCCGGCAAATGGTGATCTAGTCCTTATTCAAGATGTATCAGATGTCACAGATTCAGCAAATGGTACCACAAAAAGAATAACATATGGTAATCTCACCTCTGATTTAATTGGTCTTACTGATCTAAGTGTTGGTGCTGAAGCTTCTGCATCTGGTGATGGAGCAATCTCCTATAACAATTCTACAGGTGTCTTTACCTATACTCCTCCAACACTTGCTGGTCTCAATGGTTCTATTGATGACCTAAGTGATGTTACTCTGACAT